CGTTCGTAGTCATCTAGCACACGATGTTCTTCACCGTTGTGATCGGACCAACGTTGCAACATGAGATTGTTCCATGAATATCCTTTTGAGTCTCGATCGCTGTAGGCCTCACGGAGACCAACTTTATTCTTTGTCCCTTTTTCACGTACTCCCGGATATGCAGAGAATACGTTGTCTGAGGTATCGCCTCGCATACATTTCTCAAAGAGTAGCCATTGGGGATCGGGCGCAACTTTTGCTTCGTTAGTTTTTTTATCAATAACGGGTAGACCTTTTTTATCAAAGTAGCCTTCGTGTGTGATTGTTGTTTCTGTAACGCCATTATATTGTTTTACATTAGGTGCAATTAATTGTACAAAATCTGTATCGGTCGAAATGATCACGTGGCTGTCGCTAGGATGACTCTGTATCCAACCCGCAATCAAATCATCAGCTTCAAGTCTAGGGTGCTGTAATACTGTGCAATTAGTCTTTTCTGATACAAAATCTTTAAATGTATCAAACGCTTCCCAAAACACACGCTCTTCTTCTGCTTCACGTTCTGTATGTGCCGCCCTAGCCGCAGTACGCTGAGCCTTGTAGGGTTTGTAAAAATCCTTACGCCAGCTACGACCTTCTAAGAAGAATACCACATGTGTACCTTCAAAGTCTTGCCATGCTTTCTTAATGCTGTTAAGTGTGATGTGAAATGCCATGCCCAACTTAATGTCAGCATCACCGTTGATAACGTGCCTTGCACGAAAGAAAGTGTTTGCAGTATCAACTAAAATATATGTCATAGGTTATTTTTTCTAACAGAATTAATATCAATAACGCCAGTATTCACAGCGCCGCCAAAATCTCCGTCAACTACTACATTAGCACATAGCTCACGGAACCAACGATCTACAATCTCTTCGTCTTTATCGCCGTCGAAACCATATCCTTCTTGCTTTAATTTTAACACGAATTGATCATTCCAGTCAAGTTCAAAAAAGCCATTGCGTATATTGTCTTTGTTGACGTGAGTGTTAAGAACGCCTACCCACGGTTCTTTTAATTTAGTAGCACGATCTTTTGGACTTAGTTTAGCAGTTTCTTCTGCTTCTTTAGCACGTTCTGCAGCCTCAACTGCGTCTTTAGCAATCTTTGTTGATTCTTCGGCTAACTTCACCGCCGCTTCTGTTTCAGCCTTAATCTTATCAATGCCAAATAATTTTTCTATAAATTTTTTCATTAGGTTCCCCACTCATTTTTAAACAAAGGCACCTGCAATCTATCGCTATAACGTAAGCCTGCGTTCATTGCCATAACGGCCACTGCTCGATTGTTTAGTGCATAAACATTTTCCACCCCGCCTACTGGCATTAGATAAACATGACCTTTTAATCCTGCTGAACGATAGGCAGCAATTGCACATTCTGCATCTTTAAAATCTTCTTCAGTGGCAATGACAAACTTCAAATAGGCTGTGCCAACTTCTTCATATTCACAGACCACTTCTGGAAGTATAGCCTCGTCCCACTTCTCACCACTACAAGGTAGTTTAGCACTTACTGAAAATGTAAGTTCTTTACCTACTTCACTATTCCATTTAGTTAGATAGCTTTTAAATTCTGGAGTAAGTTTCTGAGTACCATTTGTTTCAAACGTAATCTCTTTAAGAGCCTTCATTTTAGAATTGTTAAGCAAGTCTGGATAAGCACGTTGCCAACCTAGCAATGGCTCACCACCTGTAATGACTAGATGTTCATCCTTCCATTCATTATGAGGAATAATTTCCATAATGCGATCAACAATAGCTTCGCTAGTAAGCATTGGACTTAGATCTTTAAATGCAGGATGCCACGACGCATAACTATCACAGCCTGTGCTAACAAGTGGTAGTTCCTCATAAATTTTAAACTTATCTGCAATCTGTGCAATACCTTCAGCTTCAGTGCTTAGTTGACCTTTAGGCATACCAAATCCCGCACACTTAAAGTTGCACCCAAATGTGCGTAAGAAAACAGAAGGCACACCCATATAGCGACCTTCACCTTGTACGCTGTAGAACAGCTCTGCGATTTTAATTTTGCTCATAGTATATTATACACTCTTTTTACTAGTTGTGTCAACCTTTTTGAGTTGCCAACTACCATCTTTTTGATCAATCCAATTAAGGCTGTCGCCTTCTTTCCATCCTGCCTCTTCTAATAAATCTAGCGGCAACGGTAATATAAGATCTCCAGTTTCTGGATCTTCTTCTACACTAACTGTCCAATTTTTCAATTTCAACTCCTAATTAAATTGTATTGTCGTTCTTATGTTTCCAATCCAAGTATCTACGCTTACGACATTCTTCTTTAACTTCATTTGGAATATCTGGATGCCATTCGGCCATACCACAATCGTATACTCGATATTCGGGTAGTTCTACTTGAGAAAGTACAAATGCCCAAAGGACACAGGCAACAATGAACCCAATAATGTATTTGATCATATTCTATCGCTTAATAATATTTTACACATCATTGCATCGTGTTCGTTATAAAATTTAAATGTCATCTGATCTGTTTCCGGATGACTGGTATATCGATCGCCAGGTAGCCCAAAGTGTTCCAATACCATAGAACAGGTTTCATTCCACCAAAAACCAGTTTGTTCTTTATTCCAAGGAACTAGAATTTCATGCACTGATAATATCCTCTAACGTTTCAAATATTTTAAAGTTTCCTTCAACGGTATAATGATTCATACCACCTCTTTCTTTGGCCCACAAATTAGTAAAATCAATATGATTGGATTCTATTGCTAGTGTGTTAACAACATCAACATGCGACATACTGATATAAGGAACTGTGATTAATTCATTAATCTGTTTTCTAATCAAATTATAAATGTCAATTTGATATTCATCATCGTAGTGATATTTAAAATACTCTTGTGCTGCCTTTAGGCTAGGATTCCCAAATGAAGATCTGTTAATTAAGTCGTTGAGAATTAGATCGCAATTTTTATGAAACCCTTCTTTATGCACAGGATGATTATTGGTATGTAATCTACTTGGGCTTGTGTGGCTTACAATAACAAGATCAAAATTGTTGATCTCTTGTGATTCTATTTGTTTTAAAATTTTATATTCACCAATGCCAGCTTGTGCTAGATTAACAACACTATATTTTTTTGCAAGGAGAGTTGGCCAGCCTAATTGTGAGTCGGGCCATACAGTGGCAAAACTATCTCCTGCAATTAATATTTTCATAATGATTTAAGCCAGGGAATATATTTACTAGAAATTAAAGAATGATATTCTCGATTGTAATGTTCGTTATCTTCTAGATAATATTTTTTATGATCGATCATTTTGCTAGATAGATAACCTTCTACCGTTTTAGTTGCGATAGTAGTATTTTTTAATTTTCCATAGTACTCAAAAGTCTGCGGATATTTTAATCGTTCTGTAAAATTAAAAAGATAAAGTTTAGCACCGTGCTCTGCACACATGCGATCCCAAACATATACATCTAGTAAAAAATCACGTTTTTCTAAAAATGTATTAAGTTCAAAGAACAATTTAACTTCCATAAAAGTATTTTTACGAAGGTTAGGAGTTTTTAATCCTTGGCTAACATCTATGTCAACTCCAGGAAAATTACTATAATCTTGATCTAATGCTTTGTTAAACAATTGCAGATTTTCTTTATTGATAGTCAAATCGCAATAACGATCGATAACACCATTAGAATCGTCCATCTTTTTTGTAAAATGATCAACAGGAACAACATTATCAGACAATACTCCGTCAAATGCTAGTCTAAATCTATTAAAAGGAGCCAAGCATATAAACACTTCATCTATATCATTATATTTTTCAAACATAGCAGTTAACCAATCTGTATATACACGATTACAAACTCCTGCCATTGCATATATAGCTACGGGCTTGTTATTATCTTCCCCGTATATTTCTGCATAGTTGTTGTCGTTCCAGTAGGTATAGCTACCCGGACCGGTTTTAGTTGGATGACTCCAATAGCCACACGTTTGACTATCACCTATGAATACAGCTCTGCTCATTTTTTATAATTACCTTTTTCTGGAATAACATGACGAACACCACCACGTGGATCTTCCATGTCTCCTTTACGCCTTGGAATCAAATGAATATGCGGATACATAACTGTTTGTCCTGCGGCCTCGCCCCAGTTGATTCCTATATTAAATCCGTCCCACTCACCTTTTTCTACCATTTCTTTGCCGTATGTTAATGCATCACTGAAGCAGTCAACAATCACTCCATCGGCTGCATATTGCGGTACAAATAGCAAATGACCTTCTGACACAGGATACTTATCCTTAAATACCTTAACATGAAAATCTTCCCGGA